TCTAGCGCCCATGTTGAAACCGGCAGTAGATAGTCTAGGGTTGTTTGGCGTATCTTCTAACCAGACCCTCTGTCCGCGAGAGGTTGGTTTAACATGTACACTTTGTAGTTCCATAAGTCTCACCTTATTTCCTTGTTCTCTGTTGATTACCTTATAAATGACTGATTTCCGTTCCTTAACGCTTTTTCTTGTTTTTTGCCTACGATGACTTGACAGGTTCCTTCGTCGTGATTTCTTTCTACTTCTACAAAAAATTTATCGTCGAATACTCCAGCGAAGCCTGAAGTTTTCCAGCCTTTACCAAGCCCCGCAACTTTCACTTCCTGCCCTGCTTGTATATCAATTTCTATAGTTCTCATCTTCATGCTATCTGCTCCAATACGCTGTCGGTTGTTTGCTGTTCAACGTTGATCGTGTAGCCCATTGCCTTAATAAGTTTCAGCGTTCTACCCGTCAGCGTCTTTGTGTCTGCTATAGTGGCGAAAAGTTCTGATTGCTTACAGGCGGGATATGCCACTTGTTGTCCGTAATTGTTTTTTAATCTAATGGTGATTTCCATATTGTTGCTCCTTTGTCCGGCTTCATTGCCTTGACTTGTATCCTTACAAAGAACTGGAACAGGCTCAATCATGATGAGCTATGGTGATGGCTGGGCATTAGTTTTATGAATGGCACGATAATTGATGCCTAGATATTTTGCTCAAAAAGTGATAAAATATTTATGCATATGCAGTTCAAAACATAACCTTCTAAGCAATGTGATGGCATTCTTTCCATTACTTGAATAGGGTCTATAGGCAATAGGCACCATCTCCATAGGGTTTGATAGGCTCCCTATAGGCACCCTCTCCCATTCACACACCCTATTAACCTGCTACACCATCATCATCCTGGCTGATCATCACTAATATCAATCATTACCCTGCACTATCATTCATAGAATCAATCATCACTTAGAATGATCCAGGCAAGCCCCGACATCACTGAGAATGATTAAGGGGCGGGGGCCGGAACAGGCATTGACCGCCGCAGTAGTTCCCTCCCAGATACAAAATAGCTAGAATTGATATCTCCAACCCAGATACAAAATAAGCCAAAACAAGATAAGCCTAAACGGGATAAAGAAAAGACCGCTGTAAGGCAACAACTGACTGTTTTCCAACAGGATTATGTTAAATTGCCAAATTATGTTAAATAAGCTCTGTTAGTTAGTACTTACCAACTTATGTTAAATAAGTTCTGCTAATGTTTCACATGAAACATAGGTAAGTTAGTGCTTACTAACCTGATGATGAGGTGTATATGGATGAAGAAGATTTATTTTCGATGTCGGCTTCTATGCGGAGTATTGCTTCTTCTTTGGAGCGCATAGCTGATTCTTTTGATGCCTTGTTATATGAAATCCAGGAAGAAGATGAATAATATGTACTTGCGCTAATTAATTTTGGTAGGATGGGTCTTATTTGGTTCCTCCTGTTTTCCGCTGGTTTTAAGAGATTTCTATGGATGAAAAGCTAAAAGCTCAGGTTGCTGAACGCAAAGAGTTTAATCTTCAGAAGAGAAAGCGTGGTAGGCCAAAGAAATCAGAGATAAAAGCCAAGAAGAAGGGTAGTCGTAGTGCGATAGGTCGCCCCAAGGGTGATGCGGCTATTATCAACGAGTACAAGGCTCGAATGCTGGCTTCTCCTAAGTCAGAACTTGTCCTCCAGAGTATTTTTAATGCTGCGCTCAATGATGAACATAAACACCAAGCCGCTGCCTGGAAGATGTTGATTGACCGATTGGCTCCTGTTGCTGCGTTTGAGAAGGATGTGATTAAGGATGGTGGCAGGAGTGCTATTCAGATCAACATATCGGGTGTTAACCAAGTCGATATCCCTGACCAACCTGTTGTTCAAGAAGATGCCATTGAGGGAGAGCTGGGTGATTAGTTGGCTCAAGAATCTTTTTAAGAAAAAGCCAAAGGAAAGAGCTAGAGACTCTAAGGGTAGATTTGTAAAAGACGATCCTAAAACGAAGAAAAATGAAGCCTATAGCTAAGTTTGAGCAGTTATACTTTTTCAAGGCTGATGTTGTTTCTGTTTACGATGGAGACACTATTACTTGTCAGATCAGATTGCCCTTTAATCTATCGAAAAGAAGTTCTATTCGTGTAGCTTTTATTGATACACCAGAGATTCGTACCCGAAATAAGGTTGAAAAGGCTTTGGGTTATCAGGCAAAGGATAGAATGATTGAGTTATGCGGGGATCAGGTCTGGCTGGAGTCTATTGATGGTGGCAAAGAAGACAAATACGGCAGGGTGTTGGCTAATCTTTACACGCTCGATGGTGGTGTAGACATTGCCCAAACCCTTATTAGTGAAGGTTTAGGCGTAGAATACCAGGGGAAGAAGAAGATTCATGTCTGGGGATAGAGTAGAAGATTTAGACGAGGATGAAGTGCCTCCCAAGAAGAAAGAGAAGCTATGTCCGCTGATTTAAACATTGAATTACTCCCCTGGCAGCAAGATGTCTGGGAAGATCCGACTCGATTCAAGGTTGTAGCCGCAGGAAGACGTACCGGAAAGTCCCGATTAGCCGCATGGATGCTCATTGTTAACGCCCTTCAGTCGAATAAAGGCCATGTATTCTATGTTGCGCCTACCCAAGGCCAGGCAAGGGATATTATGTGGCAAACTCTCTTGGAGTTAGGTCATCCTGTTATATCAGGGTCGCATATCAATAATCTTCAGATCAAACTGGTTAATGGAGCGACTATCAGTCTCAAGGGTGCTGACAGACCAGAGACAATGCGGGGTGTATCTCTCAAGTTCCTGGTGTTGGATGAGTATGCCGACATGAAACCGGAGGTCTTTGAGCAAATTCTTAGACCTGCGCTGACTGACCAGAAGGGTTCAGCCATGTTTATTGGAACACCCATTGGTCGCAATCACTTTTATGACCTTTACAAGTATGGCGAGTTAGGTGATGACGAAACATACAAGACTTGGCACTACACCTCCTATGACAATCCCCTACTAGACCCCGAAGAGATTGATACGGCTAAGAAGTCGATGTCCTCATATGCGTTCCGGCAAGAGTTTTTAGCATCTTTCGAGGCCCGTGGGTCAGAGATGTTCAAGGAAGAGTGGATTAAGTACGGGGCTGAACCGGAAGAAGGTGATTATTACATATCTATTGACCTTGCTGGTTTTGAGGAGGTGGGCAAGAAGCGTTCCAAGAACTCAAGGCTAGATAATACGGCTATGTCAATCGTCATGGTGACAGACAATGGTGATTGGTATGTTAAAGAGATTATTCACGGCAGATGGGATCTTAACGAAACAGCTCAGAAGATATTTAATGCGGTAGATAAATACCAGCCTGTCTCTGTAGGTATTGAGAGAGGCATAGCCAAGCAAGCAGTAATGTCTCCGCTCACGGATATGCAGAAGAAGAATAACAAGTTCTTCAGGGTGGTTGAGCTAACACACGGCAACCGCAAGAAAACAGACCGTATTATGTGGTCGTTACAGGGCAGATTTGAAAATGGGGTTATTTCACTAGGAAAGGGTGATTGGAATATTAAGTTCCTTGATGAGTTGTTTCAGTTTCCTGATCCGTTAACCCATGATGACTTAGTAGACTCATTAAGTTATATTGATCAACTTGCCCAGGTTCCATATGGGATAAGCGAGTTTGAGTTTGATGAGCCAGAGATACTGGACGTTATTTCAGGGTATTAAATTAGCGTATGCGTGGAGCAAGATATGAGTGAGCTATACGAAGTAGACCCGCTCTTAGTAGAACAATCTATTGAATCCTGGGTCATTACCAAGTGCGATGATTGGCGGGATAACTACGAATCTAATTATTCTGACCGATTTGATGAATACTATCGACTCTGGCGTGGTATATGGGACTCTGCTGATAGCGAAAGAGCTTCAGAGCGTTCAAGAATCATATCTCCTGCCTTACAGCAATCGGTTGAATCCAATGTTGCAGAGCTTGAAGAAGCCACCTTTGGTCGTGGCAAGTGGTTTGATGTTTCAGATAATCTAGGAGATACCCAGCCTCAAGATGTTCAATTCCTAAGAAACAAGCTCACTGAAGACTTTGAAGACTGTAAAGTCCGCAAGTCGGTGGCAGAGTGCTTAATTAATGCTGCTGTGTTTGGCACAGGCATTGGTGAGCTGGTCATCGAAGAAATGAAAGAGATGGTTCCTGCATCAGAGCCTATTATGGGCGGTAACTTACAAGCAGTCGGTGTCAATATACAGGAAAGGGTTAAGGTTAAGTTAAAGCCTGTCATGCCACAGAACTTTCTGATTGACCCTGTTTCAACCTCTATTGAAGATGCTATGGGTGTTGCCATTGATGAATTTGTCAGTCTTCATCAGGTAGAACTACTTCAGGAGCAAGGCGTTTACAGAGATGTTTATATTGGTTTGGCTACTCCAGACACAGATTTAGAGCCAGATCGTGACCTTACTATGTACCATGATGACAAGGTTCGGTTAACTAAATATTACGGTTTAGTTCCAAGGGAGATGCTTGAAGAAGCTTTAGACGAAGAGATAGAAGAGCTTTCTGAAGAAGTAGAAAATTCAAAGTACGTTGAAGCTATTGTCGTTATTGCCAATGGCGGTATTCTGTTAAAAGCGGAAGCAAATCCTTATATGATGCAGGATCGTCCTGTTGTCGCTTTTCCTTGGGATGTTGTTCCAGGCAGGTTCTGGGGCCGAGGTGTATGCGAGAAGGGTTATAACTCTCAGAAAGCCCTTGATACAGAGTTAAGAGCAAGAATTGATGCGTTAAGCCTGACTATTCACCCCATGATGGCGATTGATGCTACTCGACTCCCAAGAGGATCAAAGCCTGAGATACGCCCTGGCAAGATAATCTTGACTAGCGGTGACCCCAGAGAAGTCCTTCAGCCCTTTAATTTCGGGCAGGTTAACTCTATTACCTTCAATCAAGCCGCTGCATTACAGCAAATGGTACAACAAGCTACCGGAGCAGTAGATTCAGTAGGGATTGCAGGACAGGTTAATGGTGAGGCTACCGCAGCAGGAATATCAATGTCTTTGGGCGCACTCATTAAGCGTCATAAACGTACCCTGATTAACTTTCAACAGTCTTTCTTAATACCTTTTGTTAAGAAAGCTGCTTATCGTTACATGCAGTTTGACCCTGAGAACTACCCTGTTGCTGACTACAAGTTCAACGCTAGTAGTACATTAGGCATTATAGCGAGAGAGTACGAGGTCACACAGTTGGTCCAGTTGTTACAGACGATGCCGCAAGACTCTCCGCTCTATGCTACGTTGGTTGAGTCTATTATTGACAATATGAACCTGTCGAACCGTGAAGATCTTATTGCGGCTATGCAGAAAGAGATGCAGCCTAACCCAGAAGAGCAGCGAATGGCGATGGCAGTACAGCAGTCGCAACTTGAGTTTCAGCAGTCACAAACAGCAGCGTTAACTGCACAATCTCAAGAGTCTGGCGCTAGAGCTGTTAAGCTGGCTGTTGAAGCAGATATAGCACCAAAAGAGTTACAAATTGATCTCATTAACTCTATCACTCGAAACTTAAAAGAAGGTGATGGCGAAGACAAAGAGTTTGATCGTCGCTTAAAGACGGCCCAGACTCTCCTTAAAGAAAGAGAAATCAAAGGAAAAGAAAATGCTAACAGACCACGAACTCCAGATTCTTCTCAGGAACGTAGACAATTACCTCAAACCGAAGTGGGACCGCTTGGAAGCTTTGGAGAGGATGTTCTCTGATGAACAGGAACCGCCTAAGAAAAGAGGTCGCCCTGCAAAGGTAGTGTCTGAATCTTTTGGTACAGGCTAATGGCAAAAGACGCACGATTAGAAAGAGTCGGAGTTAGTGGCTACAATAAGCCTAAAAGAACGCCCAATCATCCGACTAAAAGTCACGTTGTTGTGGCTAAGTGCGAGGATGGTAGTGTAAAAACTATTCGTTTTGGTCAACAGGGTGTTAGTGGAGCGGGGAAGAACCCTCAATCTGCAAAGGACAAAGCCAGAAGAAAGTCTTTCAAGGCTAGACATGCCAAGAATATTGCAAAAGGCAGGTGTTCTGCGGCATATTGGTCAAATAAAGTTAAATGGTAGGAGGTTAAGTGGCTAAAGGAATGAAGCATTACAAGCGTGACGGTACTTTATTCACGGGTAACACGCACAAAATGTCTAATGGCGACTTACATTCTGGCAAAACACACGGCAAAACGTCAGTAAAACTGTATCATTTTAAAGATCTTTCAAAAAAATCTCAGAAAAAAGCAAAAGGTGGATAATGAGTCTTTATAGAAACATAAACAACAAAAGGAAGGCTGGAAGAGTGATGAGAAAAAAAGGAAGCGCAGGCGCACCAACTGACCAAGACTTTAAAAATGCTGCTAAAACAGCAAAGAAGAAGAAAAAGAAAGTAAGAAAACCATACTAGATAACAGAGGAAGTCTATGACTCCAGAGCTTGAAACCTATTACAATAACTATAACGAGTTATTTAACCACGATGGCTTCAAACAACTCTTAGAAGACGTTTCTAGCAATGCTGACCGTCTTGCTGATATACAGACAGTTAAGGATTTAGAAGATTTATTCTTTAGAAAGGGCCAAATTGCCGCTTTTAACTCAATTATGAACCTAGAAGGTACGATTGAGGCAGGAAGGGAGCAGGTAGAAGCCCAGCAAGAAGCTTCTTAATAAAAAACTAGCTTTAAAGTCTATGAAAGCAGGCTGGAAAGAGTAGAATGTTAAAAGTTTACGATTTTCATTGCCCTAATGGGCATGTATTTGAAAAGTTTGTTAGCAACAGCGTAACAACCTGTAGGTGCGGTTGTGGCGAGGATGCTAAAAAAATGCTATCTGCCCCGTCTTTTATCTTAGATGGGTCTAGTGGGGATTTTCCTGGTAGGCACATGAAATGGGTAAGAGAACACGAACAAGCAGGTAGGAAAAACACATCTCCACAATGATTCAATAATCACGGAGTTTAATTATGTCAAGAGCATCAATGGTTGATCTGCCTCCAGAAGAGGAGCAAGCGGTCAGCGTTGAAAGTGAAGGTCAAGAGATTCAGCAGATCACTGAAGAGGAGCCAGCTTTACTGGAGCCACAGGATCAAGTTGAGCAACCTCAAGAGCCTCAAGTTCCTGAGAAATACTTAGGTAAGTCTCTGGAACAAGTTGTGCAGATGCACCAGGAAGCTGAAAAGCTTTTAGGTCGTCAGTCTACTGAGGTAGGAGATCTTCGCAAAGTTGTCGATGATTACATTACTAATCAGACACAGCAATCGGCACCTCAACAACACGTTGAGGCTGAAGATGAATTAGATTATTTTACAGATCCTCAAGCCGCCGTTAATCGTGCGATTGATAATCATCCTAAAATTAAAGAGGCAGAAGAGTACACTGCTAGGTTCAAGAAACAAACGTCCTTAGCGGAACTACAAAGCAAGCATCCTGACATGAATGACATTCTCAAAGATGGGAATTTCAAAGAATGGATAGAAGCCTCTAATATTAGGCAGCAGTTATTTGCAGACGCAAATGCAAATTATAATGCTGAAGCTGCTGATGAGCTTTTTTCGACTTGGAAAGGTTTAATAAATGCTGGAAAGGAAAACGCCCAGCAAGCCGCTAGTCTTGAAATGCAAAATCGGAAGCAGCAGATTAGATCAGCCAATACAGGCAGCGCACAAGGCAGTGCAGAGGTATCTCGAAAAAAGATTTATCGGAGGCCCGACATTATTAAACTTATGAGAACAGACCCAGATAGGTATCAGGCTCTACAACCAGAAATTTATAGAGCTTACCAAGAGGGTCGAGTCAAATAATCTATAGGAGATTGTGACTAATGGCTACAGCAACATATCCTGGCGCGGGTGGTAATACTGCGCTTACAGAGGCGGCAACATTCATACCTGAAATATGGTCTGATGAGATTATTGCTGCTTACCAGAAAAACTTAAAAATGGCTCCGCTTGTCAAAAAGATTGCTATGAACGGCAAGAAAGGCGACAAGTTGCACATTCCTAAGCCTACTCGCGGTGACGCTAATGCTAAGGCTGCTGATACAGCGGTTACTATCATTGCCAACACTGAAAGTGAACTGACTATCGACATCAATCGACACTTTGAATACTCAAGGTTGATCGAGGACATTGTTGAGGTACAGGCTCTTAGCAGCTTGCGTCAGTTTTATACCGACGATGCTGGTTACTCTCTCGCAGTGCGAGTAGACACTGACCTTCATGCTTGCGGTACTGGCTTTGGTGATGGTGGAGCGGTAGTACACGGTGCTGCTGCTACTGACTATCAGCACACAGGCTGTTTCTTCAATGATGGCGGTACAACAACTCAGTATACGGATGACACAGCGGTTGCTGCTGACGTTTTTACTGATGCGTTTTATCGTGACATGATTCAGAAGCTAGACGACAACAACGTACCGATGGAAGGTCGTGTACTTGTTATTCCTCCTTCTGTTCGTAAGACGATTATGGGTCTTGACCGATATGTATCTTCTGACTTCGTAAGTGGTCAGACTACAAACTCAGGTCTTATCGGTAATCTGTACGGCGTAGACGTTTACGTTTCTGCTAACTGTGCAACGATTGAGGCCGCTGGTGATAACACTGCGTCTTCTATCGACACCCGTGGTGCTTTGCTTTTCCACAAAGACGCTATTGTCCTTGCGGAGCAGCAATCAGTACGGTCACAGACTCAGTACAAGCAGGAATACCTCTCAACTCTGTACACGGCAGACTGCCTGTATGGTGTTCAGGTGTATCGTCCTGAAGCTGGTTTCGTTCTCGCTATAGCTGAGTAACGAGCGTTCCTGGGGGTCTTCACTGACCCCCTTTTCGTCCCTATTTTTATTGCTTGAGGGAATCTAGCTATGTCTAATTATACAAAGACCGTAGACTTTGCAGTCAAAGATGGGTTGACCTCTGGTGCCAGTGGAAAACTTATTAAGGGTACGGAGTTTGAAACTGAGTTCGACAATATTGCGACAGCGATTGCTACTAAGGCAGACACCGCTGGACCTACTTTTACCGGCACAACAACCTACGAAACTCTTAACGACGGAACAACGGCACTTACGTCT